TCTTTGATTTCACGAAGAACACCGGCGTCGCCTTCACGGTCGGCACCATTCTGTACTGGGACGACACCAACAACGTCGTGACCACGACTTCGGCGGGTAATAAATCCATCGGCAAAGTGGTCCGAGCAGCTGCTTCGGCAGATACCACGGTCCGAATGCGACTCAGTCAGTAATCATCGCATTCACATCGCTTCATCTGTCTCCATCGTTTCATCAATCGCAGGAATCACTATGAAAACCAAATGTTTGTCGTTGGTTCTTCTGGTGGCTGTTTGCATGGCCACCTTGTCGTTCGCCCAAGAAAAGATCTGCATCAATGGGGTTTGCCAAGCTGGCCAAGTCCAGAGCACGATCGTTCTTGATCCACTTCGAGAAGACTTGAAGCTGGTGGATCAATCTCCACGAGCAACTGCCGATGGCGTCGCTAGTGACCGATTTGATCAAGTCGTCCGGGCTACGGTTCGGGTCACGGTTAGTGGCGTATGCGGCAGCGGAACGGTCGTTGGCCGTACTTCGGAAGGTAACGCGATCGTCCTTACCAACGCCCACGTCGCCGGTACTACGCGTGGGCGAACGGTCAACGTCGAGCGTTGGAATCCTAACGGTTCCAGTGAGAAAGGGACCGGAACGATCATCGCCTCGGGGTATGGTAAGGGGACGAGTGTCGATTTCGCTTTGCTCAAGTGCAATGGTTCTTTTGCAAAGGATGTCGAGCCGATCCCGTTGGCGGATCGCTATCCGAGCAACCAGTCGTCGGTCACGACCTTCGGTTGCCCGCGGTGCGAATGGCCAAGCCTGCAGGTTCTTCGGCTCAATCGCAAGGAGGGACAAATCCTCTCCTGGAAACCGGAAGCCATCGGAGGCCGCAGCGGATCGAGTCTGATCGATTACACCGATGAAGGCCCACGAGTAGTCGGCTTGCTGACCTGGGCAGGTGGTGGTGAAGGGCTCGGGCAATCGACTCCGTTTCTTCTGAGTGCGATGCGAGGCAAGCTTCCTGCAACCCTGGATGGACTTCCAGCCGGGGCTCGCGAAGTAAGTGGCCAAGTCGATGAAAGTCAGGAAGTCGTCCAGGTTCCATCGACGATTTACGGAGAGCCGATGCAGGTGCCACTGGGTTTCTTGGCAACGGTGGAGCCGCAGGATGATCTGATCGATTCGATCGTCGATCGCCCAAAGCTTAGACCTGCACCCAAAGATCCCGAGGATTCTGGCATCATCACTGATCGAATCAAGGAGCGATACTTGTGGAGTACGACGAGCATCGTTGCTACGTCAGCTGGTTCAAGCATTGCGATCATCTTGGGGTTGCAATACGGAATCCCCTTGGTGCTTGGTGCTATTCGAAAAGCACGCAAGAACCGTGGAAAAACGCTTCTTGATGATGAGCAGTTCAATCAGCTGATGGATCAGTACTCTCAACTGATCAAGCTCGTCGAGCAAAACGGAAAGACACCTCCGGACATCAAGAGCTAATTGGAGCGTTTGCGATGGCAGATATGCTCCAGGCAGGCCAAGAGTGGCTAGCCAATCAGCTCAAAATCCACGCTTCCAACACAGTGATTTATGTGCGGGGAGCCAACCTAGTAAGCGTCGCGGCCATCATCGGTCGGACGCTGATGAAACTCGAAGACGGTTACGGTGGGGTTCACATGCAATGGACCGACCGTGACTTTCTTGTTCCTCCTTCGGAGCTCGTTTTGGCTGGAACGGAAACCTTGCCAGAGCGCGGTGACACTATCCGGGAAACATACCAAGGCAAAGTCTACATCTACGAGGTCAACGCTCCTGGGAGCGAGCCACCTTGGCGATGGTCCGACCCGCACCGAAGACTTCTCCGCATTCATACCAAACAGATCGGAATCGAGTGATGCCCGCAAGTATCGTCGCCATTGCAGATGCAGTGACCGCAGAGCTGAACGGTAATTCGTTTAGCCAGTCGTTTACCGCACAGCGGCTTTACTTGCCGGTCTTTGATCTGCAAGGGATGTCCACGTTGAAGGTCACTGTGGTTCCCAAGGGGATCACAAGCCAATCGTTGGATCGATCGCGAGACAGCTTCGATTACCAGATCGATGTTGCGATTCAAAAGAAGGTCGCCAACGAGATCGCAACCATCGATGCGCTGATGCTCTTGGCCGAGGAGATCGGAGACTACTTTCGAACCAATCCACTATCGAGCTACCCAGGTGCTCGCTGCATGAATGTCGAAAACACTCCGGTCTACGCACAAGATCATCTGCAGGAACTGCGTCAATTCACCAGCGTTCTGACTCTTACCTTTCGACTTTGGAGATAACCGATGACGACCGGTGATGTTGGCCCATACCGCATGCAGTTTACCAATTCGCGTGGTGTAACCCGCGAGATTCCTGGCTTGGATGACGTGGACGATATGTTCAAAGTCAAATCGATCCAGAAGAAGTTCCGAGACTCGTGGACTCGGACACTGACTGACCTTTGGGAAGTAACCACAAGCGGAGGTTCCACCGCATCGGTCTCAGGGGGAGTTCTGACCATTGCATCGGGTACGACCGCAGGTGGTTATGTCGAACTGCTCTCCAAGGAAACATTCACGATTCCCTTCCGAGCAATGATCGCGGTGCAGTCGGGCGCAACTCGCCAAGCCAACACACACCATATCATCGAAGCCGTATCGGTGGATTCCACTACCGGGATTCCCGACGGGAAGCACAGCCTTAGCATGGACATCGGTGGGGCTGCCAACACGACCGTAACCAATATGGTTTACAGCGTGCAAAACGGTGGATTGACCCCACTTCCCTCCGCGCCATCATCGATTGTTACCACCGTCAGTTACACAATTCTCGAACTCGAACCATTCTCCGACGAGTGCTATTTCCATTCACGCGTGATGGACTCCGCGACGGGACGAGCCAATTCGTATGTCCGGCATCAGCAGATTCCGGATCCGACAGCCTCTTACAAGATCCGCATACGATCGTCGAACCATCAAGGGTTCAAAGCGGTATCCAACGCAATCGCTGGTCCTGGCAACGTTATTCGGCTCACGTCGACTGCCCATGGATACACGGGAACGCCGACGATTTGGGTGGAATATCTCAATGGTGTCACCAACAACGGTGCCGCCATTCGTGGAAATTACTCCGCGACGGTGATCGATGCTAATACGATCGACTTGACTGGGACGGTCTTTGGTGGTGCATATGTTGTAGGTTCTGGCCAACTTGCCCTCGCAGCTGCGCCGGCAGCCAACATTAATTTCCAATCCCAGTTCATCAATTGCCAGGATTATGCGGAGCTGACCGCAGAAGTAACCGCGGGCCGAGGTCAAACGGTTGTCGGACAAGGTCTTGGAGTGATCCTCACTGGAGCGACAGCAACCACGACCAACATCGGAACGGTCACGGCAAACGTCGCTGGCCAAGCGGCCCACGATGCAGTCATCACCGGTAATCCCGTTCGGATGGCAGCCCGAGCTCTCACGGCAGCTTACGCGAGCGTCGCCACCGGGGATGTGGCGGATCTGGTTTCAACTCTTCAAGGGGTTTTGGTCACGCGACCTTGGCAGATCCCAGAACTCGAATGGTCCTATGTCGCAGCGTCCGGCGGTGCGATCAATACCACCGATGTTGTGATCGCAGCGGCAGCCGGTGCTGCTCTTCGTCGCTACATCTGCTCGATGCAGCTGTCGAACAACTCTGCGGTTGCCACTGAAGTCGTTCTCAAGGACGGTGCAACGATCATCTGGCGTGGCCATTTGCCAGCCAATGCACCGATGTCCGAGATCATCTTTGAGAACCCACTCAAAACGACTGCAAACACGGCATTGAACTTCGCGTGCATCACCACCGGTGCAGCAGTTTACGTTAACGCACAAGGATTCACGGCACCGTAAACCATGATCGACGTCAAAGTCACTACGAAAAAATCATTCGACAAGGTCAAAGCCAAGTCTCAGCAAGGTAACTTCAAAAGCCTGGGACATGCGGCTGCGTCTATTCGTTTGATTGCTCGTCGGTCGATTCGGCGGCGACAGACCGCTGCGATGCCAGGCACACCACCCAACACACGACGTGGCCAACTGAAGCGTTCGATCATGTACTCCCTGGATAAACAGAGAGGTGTGGCCCTTATCGGACCAGACTTCGATGTCGTCGGAGCTGCGGGTAAGGCGCACGAGTTTGGAGGCAACTTCCGACGAGAGCGTTACCCAAAACGACCTTTTATGGGACCAGCACTAGAGAAAGTCAAAGACCGCTTGCCCTCAATGTGGGCAGGAAGCATTCGATAAGGAGAAAACACGATGCCAGCCAAACTAGGACTCGATGCAAAGCTTTACCGTAACGCCGGGACGTACGCGGCTCCCACTTGGGACCTCGTCGGTAACGTTCGAGATCTGACGCTGAACCTGGAAACAGGAGAGGCCGATGTATCAACCCGCGGAAATAACGGCTGGCGGGCGACCGTCGGCACCCTCAAGGACGCTTCGCTTGAATTTGAGATGGTTTGGGATACAGCCGATTCAGACTTCGGTGCCGTACGCGATGCATTTCTAAACAACAACACGGTGGAATTCGCCGTGATGGATGGACTCATCACCGGAGCAGGCAGCAGCGGATCCCAAGGCCTGCGAGCCACGTTTCGTATCGCCAGCTTCTCGCGCAATGAAGCCCTCGAAGAAGCGATTACTGTTTCGGTCACTGCCAAGCCAACCTATTCGGCCAATCCACCTAGCTGGATGACCGTCGCCTAATCCCGTTTCGATTCTCTTGCTTACGGAAGGCATTTAGAAAATGCACAGTTTTGTGGATAACTCCCGACGCACCTGGGAAGTTGCGATCAATGTCGCGGCCGTCAAACGGATCCGTGGTCTGCTTGGGATCGACCTGTATGCACTGGTGGATGACGGGTTTAAGTCTCTCTCGAAGATTGTCTCCGATCCGGTCACCCTGGCAGATGTGCTGTATTGCTTGTGCAAGGATCAAGCCGACAAGCAATCGATCAGCGATGAGGACTTTGGTCGAGCATTAGCAGGGGATGCGATCACCCAAGCTGCCGATGCATTCGTCGAGGAGCTGATCGATTTTTTCCCAGATGCCCGCGCCAGGGCGAGCCTTCGCAAGGCGATCGAAGCGGGCAAGACCGTCAGGGACAAGGTGCTCAGCCACGCGGAGAAGATCCTCGA